AGCAAAGCACAACGTTCAGTGGTTGTTACTTCACTTAAATCTGCTATTGCTTCAAGCACATCGATCCGTGAAGATCAAACAGCATTTAACTTGATTGTTTGCCCTGGATATCCAGAACTTATCCAAGACATGGTTACATTAAATGATGATCGTTCAGATACAGCGTTTATTATTGGTGATAGTCCACTAGACTTGTCAAGTGATCCAACAACAATTTCAAATTGGGCTAAGAATACAGCTCTTGCAGTTGATAACGGTGAAAATGGATTAGTTACTTACAGTGACTACCTAGCTGTTTACTATCCAAGTTGTGTTACAACTAACTTAGACGGTAACACAGTTGTGGCTCCACCAAGTCATATGATGCTACGCACTTATATTAAGAGTGATGCTTTAGCTTATCCATGGTTTGCACCAGCTGGTGTGCGTCGTGGTTTAGTAGATAATGCTAGTGCAATTGGTTATATCGACAATACTAACAATAACGTTTTTGTAAGTATTGGTGTTGCAGAAGGTCTACGTGATGTATTATACGAAAACGAAGTTAACCCAATTACAATTCTTCCAGGAGTTGGGATCTTAGCATACGGTCAAGAAACTCGTGCTAGTGAACAATCAGCTCTAGATAGAGTTAACGTTGCTCGTTTAGTATGTTACCTACGCACAGTATTAGCTCAAGCGGCTTTACCATACATATTTGAGCCAAATGACGCTATTACAAGAGCACAAGTGCAATCAGCATTTAACAGCATTTTCAATAGTTTAGTTGCACAACGTGGTATCTACGACTACTTAGTAGTTTGTGATACAACAAACAACACTCCTTCAACTATTGATCAAAATGAATTGTATGTTGATATTGCAATACAACCAGTTAAAGCAGTTGAGTTTATTTACATTCCAGTTATTTTAGAAAACACTGGATCAACTTTGGCAATTGGGGCAGCATAATAATATACGCAGATAATGGGGGTGGTGACACCCCCATAGCGTAATGGAAAAACAGGTAAATACTATAAAGTATTATAAGGAATCAAAAAGATGGCAACATCATCATTAACTAATTTTACAGTACCATTATCAACAAATCAAAGTGCTAGCACACAAGGTTTGTTAATGCCTAAATTAAAGTTCCGCTTTCGCGTAACTTTTGTGGGATTAGGTATTACACAACCGTCAACTGAGTTGACTAAACAAGTGGTAAGTTTCAAACGTCCATCATTGGAATTTGAAGAAATCCTATTACCAGTATATAACAGTAAAGTTTATCTAGCTGGTAAACCTACTTGGTCAGCAGTTACTTGCCAATTGCGCGATGACGCTAGTGGTGAAGTTAGCCAACGTGTTGGTGAACAAATGCAGAAACAATTTGACTTCTTTGAACAAGCATCAGCTGCATCAGGAGTTGATTACAAATTTACAACAATATTTGAAGTTCTTGATGGCGGTAACGGAACAAGCACTCCAAACACTCTTGAAACTTGGGAGTTGGATGGTTGTTATTTAAGCACAGCAGATTACGGTGAAGCAAACTACGGATCAAATGAGCCAATGACAATTGACTTAACAATCCGTTATGATAATGCAATTCAAACACCAATTGGTTCTGGTATTGGATCAACTGTAACAAGAACAATAGGTGCCACTACTGCTTAATAAGTAGATGAAAAATTAAAGCCCAGTTAATTCTGGGCTTTTTTTTCTCGATAAATAATATAAATGGCTATTAATAATTCTCTTAATAATATTCTCGGACAGTTACTAGGCTCACCGAATCCCGGTGAAGCTGATTTACGTGACTGGAAGCACGCCTCACGATTATTTGTTAATAATCTTTATAGATTAAGTCCAAAATTTAATAACCTATTCCATGTATTCATGGACATTAATCCAGCACTGTCTACAATTAATGTAACTAATCAAATTGAATCTGGCCTATTAGCCAAGGCGATATCGTTACCAAAATTCAGTATAGCTACTAAAACATACAATGCATACAACAGAAAAGTAGTGCAACAAGAAAAAGTCAGCTATGATCCTGTTAATATTACATTTCATGATGATAGTGCAGACGTAATCTTAGGGGTGTGGCAAGATTATTTTAGTTATTATTATAGAGATTCCGACTATACTAATACGCAATATAACTATGATAGTAAATATCATCAACGACAAATACAGAATTGGGGATATACTCCTAAAACTAGCAACCTAGGCAATTCTCCTTATTTTAATACTATACAAATTTATACATTGCATCAAAAACGCTTTACTTCATATACATTGGTGCGCCCAGTAATACAAACCTTCCAACATGGTCAACTTACTGCTGGTGCTTGGGAAACTTTAGAGCATTCAATGACTGTGGCATATGAAGCAGTGTTATATGCATCGGGCCCAGTCAGTAGTGGTGAAGTATTAGGGTTTGACATAATCCATTACGACAATACTCCTAGTCCGCTAGCAGGTATTTCGGGTATTGGCACAGGCATAGCTGATTTAATCAATGGAGATCTTGGATTTGCAGTAGAAGATGCACTTTCAGGATTGGGGATTAATACAGGACTGGGGTTAAATCCAGGAGTTATAGGATCACCTAGTGTTAGTTTAGCCGCAATTGGCGCTAGCATATTAAGAGGGCAAAATACACAAAGCACAATATTTGCTCCTACTAGTTCTACAGTGCAACAAGGACTGTCGGCATCTACTACACCAATGCCATCGGCCGGCGCAAATAACAATACAATGAATTCACAAGATAGTCAAGTACCAGATTCTGGGCAAAGTGTTCCGGGGTCGGCTGCAGTCACAGACACAAATTCTATTGCACCTAGCTTTGCTGGAGGGTATGTTGGCGAGCAAATTGAAGCAGGTGGTGGCGGATATACAGGTGAAGTAGTTCCTACAGCTACTACAGAAACTGCAACAGCGCCTAGCTTTGCTGGAGGTTACTATGGTGATCAGACTGAATCTAGTGGCGGTGGGTTCGAAGGCGGCGATAGCAGTGCTACTTACGAAGATTATGGCAATGGAGCTTCAGCCTCGTCAGTAGCAGTTGATCCTAATAGTTTAGGTATTTAATCAAGGATAATATATGACAATACCAGGAAATTTACCACCTAACTCAATAGCACAAAACTCAACAACAGCTTATTTTGAAACAGGCAATACACCTAGAATCAGTGCTAACACCAATGATGCTGTGGTTGGGTATTTTCAACAGTTAACAGGCGATGCACAAACAGGCGCAACCTTAGCCGCGGCAGTGATATCAACCGCACAACAACAAAATATTAATCCTATGGATGTAATAGAGCAGTTAAATGCACTAAGTCAAGCAAACGGACAGACATCACCTACCTATGCTAACTATGTTACCCCTAATGGTGGTGATCAGTATGCTAAACCCGGCCCATCAACACCTTATATCAACATTAGTCAAGTTAATTCCTTTTTAACTATGTTTCTTAATCTTAACCGTGCCAACACTAGTTTATTAGGATTAAGCAATAGCCCACAAACTAGTCCGTTTATAACAAGAGCGATTTTAGCATAATGGCCAAATATGCACAAGGTAAGTATACAATAAAAAACCCTGCAAAATATATTGGAAAACGTGTTCCGACATATCGTAGCTCATGGGAATTTACCTTTATGAGTTTCTGTGATAATAATCCAGCGGTGCTGAATTGGGCTAGTGAAGCCATACAAATTCCTTATTTCAACCCAGTCAAAGGGCGTCAAACTATATACGTGCCTGATTTTATAGTGGTATATGTCGATGCTAATCAAAAACAACATACCGAATTAGTAGAAATTAAACCTAGCACACAAACTACCATGGAGGGTGCCCGTAGCTATCAAGACAAACTAAGTGTAGCTATGAACATGGCCAAATGGGCTGCCGCTGATGCATGGGCCCGTGCTAATAATATGCGTTTTAGGGTAGTAACTGAATTTGATATCTTCAAGAATCAAAAGCGGTAAATAAATGCATGACACAAAAATTACAAGAACTATTCAACTTGCCACCTGCAGATAATACAACAGCAGAACAGGCAGAAACTATCATCGAAGAAAATCAAGAAATGATTTTAGCAGTAGATGATGCCATTGATAAAATCGATGCGGCACTTCCTTATGTAAATGACTTAGATACTAGTGATAAAGAACTAGATGAACTAAGTGATCTCGCAAAAGAAAAATTCCAAGACCTAATTGACCTAGGCATGAACGTTGAAGCACGCTTTAGCGGGCATATTTTAGCCACCGCAGGTACCTTGTTAGGGCATGCAATCACAGCTAAACAAGCTAAATTAGATAAAAAGCTACGTATGGTTGATTTGCAACTTAAAAAAGCACGCTTAGATATGCAGATTGAACAAGCGAATAAAAAAACAGATGGCGACAAAATATTAGATGCTGAAGACGGTAAAGGCATGGTATTAGACAGAAATGAGTTATTAAAGCAGATCTTAGGCAACAAATCAAAGGATTGATTCCGCCGAAGTCTGATAAATAACATAAGAGGATCCTAAAAGAATGAGAACATTTTTACAACACTTATCAGAAGTTCAAAAGACATATGATTTCCGTGTCAAGCTAGCTAATATTGATCCAGCAGACTGCATGGACAAAATTAAATCAGCTCTTGAAACATGGCAATTAGCAGAAATTTCAGCAGTTAAACGTTTACCTATACAGGAAAATGTAATTGAGTTTCCTAGCTGGGGACCAACTGAAGTTTTCCAATTTGACGTAAGCCTAGCTTATCCATGTATTGATGCACAATTACGCCAACTAATTTCAGAACGTTGCGGTATGCTAGCATCAGCTATATCTGTGGTGCCAAAGAATCATCCAGAAGAACAATGGCGCAGTGGTGAAAACAGTGAATTGCGCGAATATGTTCAAGGTGAAGAAGTTTTGACAACACCATATCCAGCACCTGATGCGGCACAAAAAGCTGCAAGTAAAGCCTATGCTGGAGCAGAAAGCATTCTTAAAGAATTAAATCCAACAAAAGATCGTTGGACAGTTGCTGGTCATGATCTAACTGATGGTGCAGAAAACAAACCAGAAAAAGTTACAACTGGTAAAACAACTAATTCTATTCCACAAGGTAAAAAAAATCCAGTGGGTAGTAAACAAAATAAAATGCCTAATCCAGGCGATAAGTTAGCAAGATAAGGACTGACATAATGAGCGACATGAAAATGTATAATATTTTAGGTTTATTCAATAACCTAATAGGCAACTCGAAAGCAACACAATTAAATGAAAGTGTTGACCAACCAACGGTATACGAAGAAGTTGAAGCTAAAGGTAGTATTTCTGAAGCTGTTCGTGGCTTAGAAAACAAATATGCCATGTTCAAAGAAGCTAAAGCTAAACCAGACTTCTTAGATGTTGATAAAGATGGCAACAAGAAAGAAACATTTAAGAAAGCTGTTAAAGACAAAGAAGCTAAAGTAGAAGAAGGCATCGAAGACCGTATTGCTGCCGCACGTGAAAAAGCTGCCGCAGCAGGTAAGACGCTTAAAGATAAAGAAACTCCTAAATCAAACGTGCGCAAAGTTGCTGGCAAATCATATGGTGGTTCAGCACAGCACGAGCCAGATGAATTCAAAAGCAGAAAAACTGCTATCTTAGATAAAGATGAAGTAGATGAAGGCCAAGGCCCTTAC